ACCCCATTTGCTGCCGAATGCGTATGCGTTGACCGCCGACTCGTAACCCTTGATGACCGCGTTTGCCAGCGATGCCGCTTTGTTGATCTCAAACATCTTGCGGTTTTCGGTGGCCGCCGCGCCGGTCATGCTCATCAATTCAGATGTGACGGTTTTAGCCTGGTCTTTGTAGCTCAGGGCGTTCCATTTCTCCTGATCGGTCAAGCCCTTGCGCCGAATGTCCAGCATCCGCTTCTCGTGGGCCTCGGCCATCTTTTCTTTGACATCCTGATACTCGGCCAGCATCTCGGGCTCTTTGAGCAAATACTCCTCAAGGATGCGGATTTTTTCTTCGTATTTGAATTGCTCTTGGTCAAGCTCGCTGAGCGTTGCCAGCTTCATTGCCTCGGCATTGCGGGCCAAGAACTGATTGCGCATCTCCTCCTCGCGGGCAATGCGCTGCGCTTGTTCTTCCAGCTTCTTGTCGGCAAACTCGCCCAAGGGGTCTTTGATTTCCTCGGGCTTGATCTTGGCGATTGAAGGCGCTTGAATTGTGGATTTTGGTGGCTCAATAGGTTTTTCGGCCAATGAGTCTTGGAATGCCTTGTCTGCGTCTTTGAATGCCTTTTTTGCCGTCTCTAGCTTGGCTTCGGTTTCTGCGATGTTCTTTTGCAGGACTTCCTGATTGATAAACGGATTGGATGTCCGCGCTTGCAGGGCTTTCAGGTCGTTGTTCAGTTTGATGACGTCACCAGCAAGACCGGCCACGCTTGCACGTTCAGCCCCGCGATCAAGCGCCGCAAAAAGCTGATTCAAGTTTTGCAGCAATGGTGTTGCGATGGCTTTTGCGGCTGCGCTTGCGCGTGCGGCCATGCGATCCAAGTGATCGTTGAATTCCGCTGCGGCCTTGGCGGTGCTGGTGCTGAGGGTGTTACCGAGACGGTCGGATTCAGCGGCCAAGGCTTTGATGGCCGCGCTTCCACCATTGAGCATGGGGATCAATTCAGCGCCGGATCTGCCAAGCAATTGGACCGCGATTGCCGTTTTGTTTGCGCCATCCTTGTAGCCCGCAAATGCGTCGGCGACATCGTTCAGCACTTCAAGCTGCGAGCGCATCGAGCCATCGGCGTTCTCAATGTCAATGCCGAGCGCCTTAAATGCAGCGGCTGATTCGTTGGCCGGATCTTTGCTGTTCGCCATGTTCAGCGACAGCTTTTGCAGGGATGCGGTCAGCGTTTCATTGGATGCGCCGGACATCTTTGCGGCCCATTGCAGGCGCGTCAGGTCTTCAACGCTTACGCCAATGCGTTGACTCAATTCGTCTAGCTTGTCGGCGCTGTCCGCCAGGCCTCTTGCCATGTTGAAGGCAAAGGCAGCGCCAGCGGCGATGGCCAATGGCGCAATGGTCTTGAGGTTTGTTGCGAGGGTGTCCAGACGGCCACTGAAGTCGCCCACTGATTTCTCGGCGGTGCGCAGGCCAGAGTCAAGCCCCGAACTGTCCGCCGTGATTTGTACCGCTAATTTGCCAATGGTCGCCATTATTCCTCCAACATATCGAATAGCTCGGCGCAGTCGGCATCTGTCAAACCACCGGCAAAATCAAGCTCCTTGTCCCTTGGGCGCTTGGCTTCATACACTAGCCACCACTCGGCTGGCGACATTTGCCAGAACTCGGATGGCGACAGACCCCACCCGATGGCTGCGACATAAAAGCCGCCCCAATTCACATCAACTAGCTCGCCGCCGGTTGACTTTCTTTTTTTTTCGGCTCGGGAAAGATGGCGACCAGAATTGAGTCGCGCATTGCCAGCAGGGATTGAACATCGCCCACCATCAACTCGCGATAAACCTCCTCGTCATCCACCCGCGCACCGGCGGCCCGCAGGAACTCGCCGACCACAAAGGCCAAGTGAGACAGCGGGGGCGCATCGGTTGACAGTCCTCGGACCAATCCGGCCAAGCTAACCCGCTGCTCGATCTTGTTCAGAATCAGCATGGTCGGCTTGACCGTGTAGGTCTTGCCTTCCCATGCCAACTCAACATCTCGAAAGATGGCGCTCATCAGACGGCGGGCGTGAAGGTAAACGCGCCAGACGATTGCAGCGAGCAACTGAATGTGCCTGCCTCGTTGTAGGCCGCGCCAGCCTCAAAGGATGTCACCAAAAAGTCACCGGCAATGGTGCCAATGCTGGGGAACAAGATGGAGAAGGCTTCCATGATGTCGGTGCCGCTCATGGCGACTGTCAGCATGGTGGCATCTTTGAACACGCCTTCAACGGTCAGATCGAGCGTCTTGTTGCCTGGCTCAGCCAGCATGGTGCGAAAGCCGTTGTCATCATCGGATGTGATGTCAACGACTTCGTTGCCCAGCGTCATTGAGCGAGTGCGCACGGCGGCAACAGTCGTCAAACCCTTTTTGAAGATGGCCTTGCGGCCCACAAATGCTGTCATTTCAAGCTCCTTGCTCAGTGACTAAATAATGGCCTGATTCGGCCTGGAGATACGAATTCGCCTGGGTCGTGAAATACACCTGCGCGTATCCATTTTCCTCGACGATCAAGCGAAACCGGATCACTCCGTGTCTCGTCAGCCCATCAGGCTCAAGGAATGATTCCTCAAACTCTGCGTGGCATTCTATCAACTGACCGCCCGTGATGTCCAAGTTTGCGCGGTTCAGCGTGTGGTAGATCGAGCGCATGATCTCTTTGACCTCTTTGCGCCCGCGATACTGTGACCAGACATGGATGGTGCAGATTGTCTCTGAGCCAACCGAGTCATCGGTGTCAAACGGCGTGCTGCGGTCATCGCCAACGACGATGTAAGGGTAGGTTGTGACCTGCGGCACTTCGTCATATGTCGGGTAGCCGATGGCCGCGACTGCCTCGTAAATGGCTGTCTGGATTTCTTCTTGCATCATGGATTGATTCCCTTCGATGCCTCATCGGACAGGCGCATCAAGCGTTGCTCAAATTTCATGCGCTCAGACTCAAGCGCGGGCTCAAGGAATGGGCGCGGCGCCATGTTGACTGTCCCGAACTCAAGTGGTGCAGCGTACTGAACGTTGGCAGAGACTTCGGCGGTCAGGCCGGTGATGTCGGCCACAATGGATGAGGCCAGCCGCCCGGTGTCGGTCGCAGGCGCTTGACCTGGCGATGATGCGCGGTGCGTGCGCTTTGGCGCGTATTTTTTATATTCTTTGCCGGTCTTCGGGCCACCTTGGATGGCGCGGATTGCGTGCGTGCGGACGTTTTGCGCGGTCGCCATAACGATCATCTTGATCGCGTCATCGGCTTGCTTTCCGTATTTGCGGATGTTGGCGATCAGGTCTTTGTCGCCGGTCAGCGTCATTTTCATGTCGCCACCCCTTGCAGGCACTGCAACTCAAGCCACCGATTGCGCATTTCCACGTTGATGATGGCAATGATTTGCATGGGGTTGCCGCGCATGACTATGCGGTCGGACGGCAAAAGCCCGTCGCGGTAACGAATAAAAATGCGGTGGCTTACGCTGGCCTCGCGTTGCATCCCGGTCAGGGCCTCGCGGCCAGACAGCGGGCGAACATCGCCATTGGTGCTGAACAGGTCAACCCAATCGAGATCCTGGCCTCCCATGCCATCGGACTGAGTTTGGCGGCGCTGGAAAACCAACGGCTCACGCAATCCACCGGCTGAAAGGTCGCAGCACTTCAAATCACCACCTCAACGCGGTAGGGGCGCAGCAATGTGGCTGCGCCTGATTTCTTCATGGCATCGTCGCCATCGCATTGGCCTCGATGCTCGTACATGAAAGACGCGATCATCATGATGGCCGTCTTGATGGATGCGGGAATTGTCGCCATGCCTGCGTTGTAGGTGATGGTCAACTCTGAGACGCCATCCCAGCCATCAATGCGGATCTTGGCAGGGCGTCCGGTGCTGACAACCTCCCAGCAAATGGCATCGCATCCACCGGTCACAGACAGCACCCGAACAAGCGCGGTGTACGGCAGTTCAATGATGTTTGATTGAAAGCGCGTAGGCGAAAGCTGCTGCTCTTGACCAAGATTGTCGCCACACTTCAAAACCCATTTACGGGCAAGCAAGTCCTGATTGATCCAGCGAATGGCTGCGTCTGTTGCGGCGATTAGCATTCCATCCAGCAATGGATCGGTCGCGTCAACGCCCAGAAATGCGGCCAATTCAGCCGCCGTGACGGGCGATACGGTATCAGTCTGCGGTGTTGCTTGCATCGGCTTTACGTGGTCGCCCACGGCGTTTTGTTTCTTCAGGGCCATCGACCTTTACGATCTCTGGGCCATTCACCTTTTGCACTTTCGGCTCAATGACTTCTGTCACGGATTGGGCATCGCCAGCGATGCTGGAAATGACCTTTGTCACCGATACGGCCACAGGAAAATCAATCACACGATTGACCGCCAATTGACGTGCTTCGTTGTCTTCAACTTCAATCACGCTGCCTTTGCGGCCAAGATGGCAATTCATTAAAAGAGTGTAAGCCTTCATGCGTAAACTTTCAAAAAATTGGGGTGAGCCGAAAAGCCCACCCCATTCGCCTCAATTAGGCAGCGGCCACGTCAAACGAGCCTTTGGTGAAGGCTTTTGGCAGTTCGATGCCAAAGCCGTAGCGCTCCTCAGCCAAGATGGCAACGCCGTTCTTGACAAAGTAATCGCTGTGGGACTCGCTCACACGAATGTCCATCTGTTCGCGGTCATAGATGGTCGCGCCCATAGTCCAGTCGCCCAGCAAGAAATCGCCTTGGGTCATTGCGTTGGACACAATGACTGGCACGCGCCACAGACGCTGCTCACCACCATTGGGCACAGTGACCCAGATGTAGTGGCCGTCAGAGCCTTTGGCGGTTTCGAGGGTTTCCCAGTCGATGGGGTTAACCACCAATCCGTTGATGTTGTAATACTCAAACGTCTGGCACTTGGTGATGGCCGAACGGATGTGATTCAACATTGCACCAGGCAGGTTTGCGGCGGTAGTGCCTGCGGCGATCTCGCCAACGGTAGAAACGCCAGAGTCCACCATCAGGCCAGTCAGGGACTGGTTTGTGCCAGCGCCGTACAGCAACTGAGTGTCGCTCAGGAGGTTCAAGCCGTACATCAGCTTGGTGTCCACCAGACGCTGGAGCATTGGAGCGTCGGTCAGCACTTGACGGCTGGCGGCGATCCAGTGAGCCATCGTACGGACGGGCACGGTCACCAGTTCCTGTCTCTTATACCCCACGGACGCTGCCGACGA